TCTTGTTCGCATCGTGGATGATCGGAGCCTAGCTGGTCCTAAGTTGTAAGTCCAGCTAACTATGGCAGCAGCTTTATTTTGGTGTTTCGTCAACACTGGACAGGCTTTGTAGACTTGAAGTAGGAATCTCTCTGCATCAAGTTCAAACAATTCCTGTCCTCTTTCTTTTGTTATCTCAGGATCATCTAAGGTAACCCTATCACCGTTCTCATACATCGTAGATCCCCAACCTATGGTGGGAACATTAGCACTGCATAGATAGGGTTTACTTCTCCAACCTTCGAATCTTTTGATCAGTGGTTCAGCAATGGCGATTACTTTAGACAATGACATTGTTTTTCTTACTACAATTCTCTGATTCAGTTAATATCTGTAGATTCCAAGGAACGTGAAGACCAGAAACAGTAGAATTCTTTAAAGGTATAATATGGTCAACATGGTGTGTTATACCAGTCTGAAAAGATTTTGCTTTAGCTATTTCATAAAACTCTTGAATCTGTACTAATTGTATAGGACTTAACCACTTAGGACGAGCTTTCATCTTTCTTGTGTATCTATCCATACAAGCAGCATTATGCCTTGCTGAATTATCCAACTTCCATTGCTTTGCTCGTTCTTTATAAGAATCTTTGTTTTCTTCGTAGTTCTTCTTAGCCTTTTCGTTGATCTTTTCTTTATTAGCTAAGTAATACTGTCTTTTCTTTTCCTTCAACGCTTCTTTGTTCTTTTCTCTGTATTTTCTATCTTGTTCTGACTTTTTAGCTTTATCTATCATTTCTTTGAAGTCTCCCAGACTCTCCCGACAAAATAAAACGATAGTATCATAGCCAACATACCCTCATCAAAATCTGTCCAACCTGTGATGAGTACGTTAGTCCAAACACCATCTTGTAAGAAAGCTAAGTACAAGCCTGCTATCTTCACAGCAGAGTAAAAGAATACAAACCAGTACGTCACCGCTGGTCTAACCAAAGCAGATAGTGATGCTACCCACTTCCAAGCCTTACTGTCAGACTCTGCCTGTTGTTTGAATGCTTCACCGATAGCATCTAATTCATGCTCTTGTAGGCGTTGATGTCCTTGCTGTAGAGCAAACTCTGCTTGCATCTTAGCGATAGAGACTTCAACATCTAACTTCTTTAGCTCATGCTCTCTTTCAAACTTCCTATCTAAGATCTTTAAGACTTCTGGAGCAAGTCTAAAAGCACCACCGATAAGAGCACCAATGAGTTCAAACATTAGCAAATTCTCCCATGATCTGACGAACAATACTAGGAGACATAGAACTTACATTAATAAGAGATGGACCCGGCTCTACAGGAGATGTTGTAGGTAACTGTTGCATAGATTGATCTTCTGGTGTCTCTGGTGATATTTGAGGACCAGCACGAAGAGCCATAGCACCTGTATACTTACCAACAGCTTCAATACCACGTTGAATAACTTCTGCTTTTGGTTTCTGTCTTTGAGCTTCTTTCAACGCATTGTTTATGTTCGGATCAAAAAATACGTCAGCTAAAGCCTTTGGAGAAGCAACATAGTCTGCTAATCCTTTGATACTGTCAGTTAAGATCTTAACTAAGTTACCAGATTGTGCTGTACCGCCTAATGCCCTAGTAGTGGCGTAAGCCTCACCACCGGACATCATAGAAGGACCACCAGATCGTCCTTCAGACTGTAAAGCCTTTTGCATAAAAGACATTGCTTTGATAGCATCTGCTTTATCTGCTGCTGTAGGGAATAGGAAGTTAAACTCACCAGACTGAATACCTTTTAGGGCTGCTTGGATGTTAAAGGTAGGTGTGTTCGCAGCAGCACCTTTGATGTCTGCTTTGTTAAGTACATCTTGAAATAAGATACCACGTACTTGATTAGCTACATCAGGTGCTTGTTGACCTAATGTACTAAACACAATAGCTTGCTGTGACTTAGGTAGTGTTGACAACTTCATAGCAACATCTTCAGGAACTAAGTCAGTAACTCTTTCTACATCAAAAGTCTTAGTAATAGGATAGTTAGCAAATTCTTCAATCTTGTCTATGTTTTTAGCAAAGTTGTCTCTTGCTGTTTTTAAACGATCTGCTCCAGGGACACCTTGATCAATAGCTAAATCTAAAGCATCTTTGTAGGCTCTTAGAACCTGTCTAGCAAAGTTCTTTACCTGTCCTTGAGCAACACCAGCGAACATATCACTACCACCAACATCAGCTAAGGAACCAGCACCTTTAAAGGCTGCTTCTCCCCATGCTGATATGTTTTTCTGTAAACGCTCAATATCAATATTTCTTGCTCTATCAGGGACAGCAGGAACTACTGTAGTTGTTGCTGGTTGTCCACTAGGACCAAGAACTGTTGACTGAACAGTCTGTGCTGGTTGTCCAGGTTCAACAAATTCTTCTCTTATTTTCCTAAGCGCAGAAATAAAAGCAGAATTTTGTGGTGTCTCTGGTCCTAACTGAGCTAACTGTTGATCTACCATCTGCAATACAGGTGTAGTATCAACTAAACCACCAGCATTCTTTGCTGCTGCAAAGTCTCTTTTAGCTTGTGACTTAAGTTGATTTGATAGAGCTGATCCAAAGTTGTTAAATGACGACCATACTTGGTTAGTCAACGCAACAGGATCAACATTAATATCCCCTGCTCTGGTAAACAAACCAGTAAGATAGTTACGAACATCAGAGGCTTGTTGTATATCAAACTGTCTTGGTAGATCACCACTTTCTGGTGCAGCACGAACACGCTCTTCCCTAGCTAATTGTTGGCGATTACCTGTGAACTGTCCTGGTGTAAGTCTACCTACATCAAGGACACCAGTATCAGCTGGTGTTCGCATACCTTCAGGCTTTAGTAACTGACCTTTACCAGCTCTTAAACCACTAGCAATAGCGTATGGAGAAGCCTGTAAAGCAAACTGTGCAGCAGGAGAATCAGGTGCTATTGTACTTGCAGCTACGCCTGTAGCACCGGCTATAGGAGCCTCTATAGCAGCAGCACCCATACCAGCCCTACCTGTAATACCAGGAAGACCAGCAGCAGTCAATGCAGCAGCAGGGGCAGCAGCAGCACCAAATTCATAAGCACCACGAAAACCTGGGATAGTGTTTAAGTCTACTCCGGATAGTTCTTTTACACCTTTAACCATACCTTGTGTTGAAAAGGCAGAGGGATCTTGCTTTTTCTTAAGGTAATCGTATAAGTTACCCCAACCACCAACAATGTCTAAAACACCTTTAGCACCACCTTTAACCAGAGACTCACCAAAGTCTCTTACGTTCTGTGTGAATGTCTTTTCTTGAGCTGGTTCAAATACAGATCTCTGTTCTTTTGCATTGCCACCATAAGCGTTAGGATCAATACCACGTTTACGCATTTCAGCTTCAATGGCTTGCATTTCCTCAAGGTTCATAGCCATTATTAACGCCTTCCGCTTTTGTAAGCATCAATGAGTTCTTGATCAGTCATATCAGACGCTTTCTTTGCTGTCTGTGGTGATATAGTCAGAGGTACTGTTGGTACATAGCCAGATAGTCCTTTATTTTGTCTTGCGTAACTTTCTAAAGAACTAGATTCTTTAATAACATCATTAGCACGTTTCTGTAGGTAAGAAATAAGCTCTGCTCTTGCCTGTGGACTATTCTCAAGCTGTGGGACAATACGTACGATAAACTCTCTATCAGCGTTAGATGGATTAGATCCAAGAGCTTTAATCTTTGCTAACACAAGATCACCAGCACTCTTTGTATAAGCTTCAGAGTTAGCTAGTTTTTTAACATCATTAGCACCAAGTAAACCAATCGTATTAAAGAAGTTTGCTACACCAACCCTACCAGAAGCAAACGTACCGCTAGTAATGTTTTGTTGATTACGTGTAGCCATTTCATTTAAACTATTTAGCTCACCAATAGCAGTTGTACGTAATTCTCTAGCTTTAACAACTGCTTTAGCGTCTTCTTGCCCTATTTGCTTTTGGAATTCAACTTCTTGTGGAGGCATGTTAGCTGATGCGTTGACATTAACTCGTGAGGCTGTATCAATAGGAACCACTTTTCTTGTTTGTAAATTAAGCTGAACAAGTATTTGTTTACCATCAGCACCTGTTATTGGGTAAGGTTCAGAGAACTGGTCTTTTTTCTCCGGTCTAACCACAAGATCTCTAAAGTTACCTGTCTCACTAAATTGTTGTATACTTTCCGTAGTAAATTTATCAGGATCTACTTTTCCAATAGTCGTTGTTTTTTGTTCTTTCCTAGCTTTCTCAGCCAAGGCTTCCGCTTGTGTTTGTTGTGCACCTGTTTTACCAATCTGAGCCTGTAACAATCCACGCTTAAGCGCACCCATCGTCTTAGACTCTTCAGCAGCCTTAACCTGTGCAGCAGCAGAGATAGCTTCCTGTGTTAGACCAAGCCTAGCAGCTTCTTTAGCCATGATCTTGTAAGCTTCTACAGGGTCTTGTCCATCCCATTGTGCTGAGATAGCATTCTTTAGTTCCTGCCTAGCTGATGCTTCCTTCAGCTTAGGGTCTTCCACACCGAACAACCCTGCAATAGCTCTACCAGCCTGTATACCTGACATACTCATACCAGCTCTAATGCTTTGATATGGTGTTAGTTTAGCTTGAGCTATTGCGTTTTCTCTGTCCTGTTGCATCTGTTGTTGTTGTACATCGTAGATGCTTGGACCAAATAGACTTTGTTGCTGTGCCATTATTGTTCCTTATAGTGCTACAAGACCGTTTGCTAATGCTTGAGCATATGTCATGTTAGTACCTGGTGCTATATCCGATGGTGTTTGATTAAACAAACCACTTAATAAGTTACCAGCAATACCACCTAAAGCACCTTGGTTACCTAGTATCTGATTAGCTACATTCTTCCTAGAATCTAACAAGCCTGATAAAGCCTCTTGTTGAGCTTGTAAGTTACCTGCTAGACCAAGACTACGTAGGTTACCTTGTGCATTCAAACCAGCTAACTGTGCTGCTAACTGTTGTTGTACACCAGCCTGTTGAGCATTAGCAGCTAACTGTTGACCTGCTAAGCCTGTCTGAGCCTGTGTCATGTAACCCTGTGCTGCTGGTTGAGCGAACAATCCTGCTGCACTGATCCTGCCTTGCTGTGCTAGCTGACCTAACTGACCAGACAACTGAGCCTGTGCCATCTCTTGCTGTGTTAACTGTTGGATAGGTGCTAGTGCAGCAGTGCCTTGGCTGAGGAGCGTACCACGTTCTCCTAAAGCAGCTTGTCTAGACTGTAGTTCTCTTTCTAGTTGCTGTCTAGCAATGGCTTGTTCCTGTGCTAACAGTTCTGGTGAAGAACCACCAAAAGCTGACCCACTTACACCCAATCTTCCTTGAGCACGTAACCTAGCCTCTGTAGCAAGACGTTGACGCTCTAATTCAGGTGCGGACAATGCAGCTAACTTGTTGTAGTAATCCTGACTAAGCTGGTCTACGTTAGTCATTAGCGCTGCATTAGCAGACTGTTGAGCTACCTGTGCAAAGGGATTATACATCTGTCTTGCATCTTCTGTCAAGGCAGTGTTAACTTGTCCTGTCTTAGGATCATAGGTAGTTCCAAACAAAGAACCAGTAACACCATAAGGTGTAAACTGACCAACCATGTTAGCAGCAGTTTGACCTACATTCATCAAACCTTGTTGTGCTGTACTTCCTAATGTCTGTGTATAAGGAAGAATACCTTCAGCAATCTGTGTTTGACCTAACCTAGCTGCTGCTCCTGCTGCATCATACTGACCACCTAACTGATTAGCTAAGTTAGTGTATTCTGTTTGAGTTAGTTGTCCTTGCTGACGTAGCTTGTTAGCAGCATCCTGTATCATTGCTAAGTTAGCACCAGAACTAATCAAACCACCAAGAACATTCTGTGCGTTAGTGTTCGTTAATCCTTGTAGTAAGGTGTTAGCTGCTGTGGTAAACAACGATGCAGGGTTAAACAATGTACTGGCAGCGCCAGTTGCAGCACCTGTAGCGGCTCCTGTAGCAGCTCCTGTGGCTGCTGCGCCTGTGGCGGCTCCTGTAGCGGCTGTACCAACACCAGCGCCTGTACCAACACCTGTACCAGCACCAGCACCTGTACCAGCACCTACTGCTGTACCGCCTAATGCTCCTGCGCCTGTAACCGTACCTGCCCCAGCTCCAGCAGCACCAGCGCCTTCTCCAAGAGCACCTAAGCCACCAAGTTCTGCTGCACCAGCGCCACCACCAAACAAACCACCAGCAGCTTCCAATAAAGCAGGGCCACCAATAACAGCAGCAGCACCCAAAGCAATCTGAGGAAGTGCTCTAACAAATCGTTGCCACATTGAACGATCTTCAGATACAACCTGACTTACTTGTCCTGTGATAGGGTCTAAGACATCATATCGTTTATTATTACCTGATAGACCTGATTGATCTTCAGACATAGTGACTAGATTGTCACCCGAAGGGCCAACAAGCCAGTCACGTCCTTGGAAATTAACTGGATTGTATCGTGTCTCGTTACCGCCTTCTAAGCTTTCTGTGTATCTAGCACTTTCAATGGCTCTCTGAGCAGGTGTTAACTGAGCAACCCTAGCTTGTTCAAACAACCAATCAATTTGCTGATCTTTAGCGCTTCTAACAACGGTTCCACTCTCTTCTTGGAAACCCATCTGATCAGTAAATGTAGGTATGTTTGACTTTGCTGCAACGCCTCTTTCAGAAAACCAAGCAGTATCTTCTGGTTTAATAACACCAAGACTAACTAAGTTATCTGTAGATATACCTGCATCCTTAAAGAACTTAGCTTTGTCGTCTGCTCCTAATCTGTCCCAGTTAGCAGGAAGTATGTTCCTGAGTTCCTCTTCTGTAAACATTATTCGTTGTCCTTAGGCGATTCTACCAGTTTTGAAAAAGGCATCGATTTGTTGAATAGACAATACATCAGCACTAATGTTGGCTTCAATACCAATCTGAAACACTCTACCAGAACCGCTTACTTGTTGTCTTAGTTGATTGATGATTGTTCCTGAATTGTACTCAGCTATGTTGTACTCAGATATGTTGTATTCTGCTCTTGGCTGTCTTGATGGTAAAGCTATCTGAGCTGCTGAGTAGTTACCTGAATAGTCTGTACCCCAGTTTAAGAAGATCTCAGTGTTAGAGCCACCAATAACAAGCATGGCAAACTTCTTTAAGATCTTTATGATAGAGGCATTACCAGCATCAATGTGTGATGTGTAATAAGCAAACCTGAATGAACTGCCATTGTCAGAGTACAGAGCACCATATTCACCGATATAACCTACACGGCTGATGTATAGTTTCCTGTCTCTGGTGGACAATAACGACTTAGGAGCTATAGTCCAGGTAGTTGCTTTACAGCTACCATCTTGTAGTCGTTGTTTAAGATCAAAGCAATAGGTGTAGATCCTTGACGGTAAACTAAGTAGATAGAATCCGTTACGTTCATCGAACACAGATTTGATGTCATCAGTAGTTGCATTAGTGATCACATCAACAATCAAGTCATCACGGACATTCCTTGATACATCGAACAATGGTCCTGATTTCTCTTGAATAGTTCTACCTAGACTACGTACACCTGTATCAGACAAGAAGAAGATATCACTACCTACATCTTGTACAGAATCTCTAGCAATACATCCTACACCATCAATAACTTCTACTAACTGAAGGTTTGTTGTAGGATCACTTTCAGCACCAGAATAGATGATAGTGCTTTTCTTACAGAATATGATCAACAAGCCGTTAAATGCTGCTAAGGCTGTGATACTGTCAGAGCCATTAGTTAAGACAGATTCAATGCTGATAGAACCATGAGTACCACCATTCCATTTATAACCAATCAATGAATCTGACCAAGTAACTGTCTTCTTATCTGTGGTGGTGTCCGCAACCCATAGACGACCATAAGCTGCTAACACTTCATTGGCTAATGGCACAGTACCTGAATAGGAAGCATGGGCTGACATCTTCTGCCATGTGTTACCAACATGATCATACAACAATGGATCATGACCACGTTGAAAGAAGTAAGTATGACTATTAAAGTTTACTGCTTTCCAGTTCTGTGCTGTCCAGGTAGCATCAGAGTAAACCTGGGTAAGTGTTGTCGTACCAGTGAAGATCTTCTTATCACCAATAGAACCGATGACTGTAGTACCATCAGACTTAACAATCTCAAAGATCAATGATGGTTCTTCACCGTTAAAACCTAACGTAGTGTTAACGTTATCCCAACCTTTCCTAGCTGCAATACGACCGTATTGGTCAATAACAGCATTCTCAGCACGAAGTGCAAACTCTTTAGGTAAAGCTACAGAAGAGTCTTGAGTATTGAGACCAGCAAAGCCTGGGGCAACAATACTTACTGATTGTAGCTCAGCAGCCATTATGACCACTCCCAGGTTGTTTCATCACCGTAACGCTCTGCTTCAATAGAGATATAAGAAGCCACTGCTTTACGGTATAGATCAGCTTGTTGTTCGCTTAAACGTCCACCATCTTCACCACGTTCATTGATAGCACGAAGATAAGCACCTTGGATAACTAACTCTGAAGGGACATAAACAACATCAGTACCAGCGGACAAATCAGCCTGTGGTATAACACAGTCTACCTTTACCGTTAGCACTGACGATGGGATAGGCCATAGATCAAGAGTAATAACACCAGTAGATGATGTGCTGTTACCAATAGAAAAATAAAAAGGATCTCCATTCACTGAACCTTGAAGATTATTCCATTCATGCATTTGATTCTGTGTAGCTTGCTGAAGATCTCTCTTCAGCGATGGTATGTAAACCACTAACAACCTTGCTCTTGGATTAGTGGTAGGTATTTCGTAGTTCTGTGTACCGTTAGCAGTGGTGATTGTCTTTGTTGTACGAAGCACAGACCAGTTCCAAGCATCTTCAACTTCTCTCTTAGCTTCATTAACAAAATCACCAATTAACTTAACATAGGCTGTATCAGTTGGCGTGATAGCCTCTGTCTCTCGTATACGGCGTAGAACACCATTGATGCAGTCTAAGAATGTAGCCATTACCATTTCACCTTAATTGTTTCTGTACTAACATAATTCTACCATTTAGTACGATCAGCCCAGAAGGCCGCAGACATCTTACCTTTAGCAATGTTCTTAGCGTGGCGAGCCTTGAATGATTTATTTCTAGCAGAACCTTCTGGAGAACCTGAAACACCTTGTTGACCGAACCGAATCGTCTTAACTTGATCACCGTCCTTTGCTACAACAATGTGAGATTTAGTAGGATGTGTTGGGGTTTTTTTAGGGCGATTATATCCAGACACTCCTGCTCTTTCCAGCCTAGAATCCTTTTTCATTTCTTTTTCTTTGGTTTAGACATACCAGCTTCAGACAAAGCAATAGCAACTGCTTGCTTACGAGACTTAACCACAGGACCACCTTTGCCACTGTGTAGAGTACCTTCTTTGTACTCTCTCATAACTTTACGTACTTTAGCTGGTTTCTGTTTCATGTTGGATAACCCATCTTCTTCTCTTTAGCCTTCATAGCCTTAGACTCTTTCTTCTCATGCATCTTCTTTGCTTTCTTTGATGCATACTCTTCAGCAGCCTTTTTACCTTTAGCTGTGTAAGGAAACTTCTTATTCGCTACCATTGGCATTTTTATTCCCCTTCTTACGTCTAAACATACATTGAACGGTATCTGTTTCCCATATACGAATAGCAGTCCACATAATCGTCAAGATTGCAGCTATTGCTGGTAGCAGTTCAGCCAAAGTCCCCACCACGGTGAGGATTGAGACAGCATCTCCAACTTGTTTGATATGTTCATCAGCTTGGAGAGCCATGTTTGTTGTCCTTAGGTCTCATGTTAAGGATTTGGTTGTGCTGCCAACTGCGCTGCTTCGTAGGCTGCTACAACCTCTGGTGTCCACGCTGCTTGAGCAATCGCTACCACCTTCTCTGGTTGGTCTGTGAGGTCTTGCCCTGGTGTTAGGGATGAGCGGTGATAGGTCTGGGTTAAGACTTTACCGTCCTCAATGATACGGGTAGCTTCCCTGTAAAGAACAATACCGTTCTCAACGACAGTGATCTGGTCTACTACGGTTTCTTTGGTAATCATTTAAGTTCCTTTTGTTGGTCCGATCACACTAGTCCGGTGTGATTAAACGTGATAAGTAACAAAGCCTGTACAACGTGAACTATTTTGCCAAATATTTTGGTTGTCACCGATGGTTGCTGTTGCTGCGGTAGCCGTTTCAAACGTTACCGACGTTCCGCTACCAGGAACAATTGGGTTAATCATTACAAAACTTGCAACTAAACTGGCAAAATAACCAACATTTCCACCCCCTGCTGCCGAAGCGTTATTAGCAAAAGGAAGCCCTTGAAGTGCCCCGCTACCGGTTCCAACAGCGTTAATGGTTACATCAAACCAACAAGTAACTTGACTTCCGATTTTTCGGTAAGTTCCAGTTCTAGCTGTATAGGTAGCAGTGCCACCAATACTCGGTGTCCAAGTCCCCTCTTCATAATCATCCAGCGTATTAGCGTCTGAGGATGCAGATTGCGTGGCGGGGAAAGTGATGCCGTTAGAGACTTGGATTACGCCACCGCTTGCATTGTTGGTTGTTGTACCAACAAGCAGATTCCCACCCGTGGTGATCCGCATCTGCTCGGTGCCATTCGTACTAAAAGCAAGCGTATTAGTCGTTGGCAAATACATGCCATTACCAGCAGTGACATTACCTGTGGGAATGAGTTTGGTAGCGGTTACCGTACCGCCTGATGTTAAGTTCGTGCCATCAAAAGTAAGGTTTGAAGATCCAGCAAACGCACCAGCATTGTTGTACTGAACTTGCGTAGTGGAACCCCCAACAGTAACACCACTAGCGTTTAAAGTACCACCAGATAATGTAAGATTAGTACCAACCGTGACGTTACTAAAACCACCAGAGCCATTGTTTGCTAGTAGTTGTGCTGAAGTTCCTGTTGTAGCAGGGGCATAGTCAGTACCAGCAGTTGCTGTAGTGATTGCGGACGTACCAGCACCTTTCAACAAAGCACCTGCACTAAAGGTAGTAGCACCAGTACCACCGTTAGCAACTGGAAGCGTACCTGTAACACCTGTCGTTAATGGTAATCCAGTCGCATTAGTCAACACTGCTGCTGATGGTGTACCTAAGTTAGGTGTAACAAGTGTAGGAGAGTTTAGATCTGCTTTAGTAGCAATAGCCGTAGCTATGTTATCAAACTCTGTGTTGATCTCAGTGCCTTTTACAACCTTTCCTGCATTACCGCTTGGTAAGGAGTCTTTAGCAGCAAAGTTAGTGCTTTTGGTGTAGTTAGACATACTAATCAATCCTCTTTGGTGTTCTTACCCTTTTGGACCTTTTCAGTTTTCTTTTCTTCTTGTTCTTTTACTTCTTCGTAATCAGGATGTTTTCTCATCTCAGCAATATCAAAGTCATACTCTACATTAAGTAAGTTGTTTGACCATATACATCTAAAAGTAACCATTGTGACCTCTATATAAAAGAGAAGCTGCCGAAGCAGCCTCTCTAAAGTGCTTCTAATTAGCTAGGAATAATCAGAGCAATACCAGCATCGTTACGAAGCTCTGCAACACCGTACAGCGTGTCAGCAGTGTACAACGTAGCAAGGTACTCTTGCTTGTACTGAGCCTGTGAGCGAACAGCCATTTGCTCTGCAAGAACCATTGCATCCTTGTGGAACATCAAGCAAGCACGAGGAGCAGTACCGGACGAAGCATAAGCAGTGTCAGCGTTGCTGCTAACAAACACTTTAACACCGTACACATCACCGATCTGACCGTTACGGATGGTGTTGTTACCACCTTGCTCACCAACAAAGGCTTGTTCAGTGAAACGAGCAAGACCCATTAGGGTGTTACGAGCAACAGGAGGAATAACCAAGTAACGACCATCTTGAGGTACGTTAGCATCATCAAGACGCTGA